ATTACTATCAACCTGTGCGTCCGTTATCTTTGTATTGTGTGTTAAATCTCAGATATAACTTATCAACTTCTGTATCACCTTTACCCGCAGCCTCTTTAAGCAATCGGTTTATGGTTTTACATTCTTCAAAACGCAGCCACACAGGGTAACCATCAGGTTTCCCTAATAGTTTCCTTGTGATGTAATCGGCTGTGTTTTGATAATGTTCAGGTTTATCGCTCATCACCGGAACCGCCTATGGTTCCGCGAGTGTGCCTACCACTTAGCTTGTCCATGTTTAGCTGGGCAATCTCAGACAAGTCATACTCTAGATCACTAGCAAGCATAGCGACATACCAGAGGACATCCCCTAGTTCTTTCGCTACAGCTTCGTGGTTTAGATCACCATCTCTAAGGAATTTTTTGATATGGTTAGCTACTTCACCAGCTTCACCAGCTAGACCAAGACCTGTGTAGACAATGGCATCCGTGTATATGGCTGTTTTCTCTGCGGCCTTCTGGTACTGATCAAGTGTGAGTTTATTCGTCATCTGTTAGATCCTTACCTTGAAGCTGGTTCATACGCATCTCAGCGTAACGGATAACTTTCTGGAGATCGTGTATCTCCGATTCAACTGCGTCCATTCCTATAATTGTTTTGTACCCTGCACGGCTTGCGTATTTGACGATGTTTCCACGCCAGAACTCAAAGCCGTTGTGTTGGATAAAATCAATTGGCTGGACAGGCCACCGTGCGTAATGCGTTGGTGCGTTAATTGTGTCACTCATGTGGTGGCTCCCATAGTCTGATACTGTGACCGTCTGAATATTCGTAGGTCAGGATGAACGCTTGTCTGGCTTGGATAATCGCATCGATGGCATCAAGCCCCTTTTTCCTATAGGTATCGACAACAGCTTCCCACATCGACAGGCGTGACCCGTCAGTTTTGTCTAGGATTTTAGCCGCTGTCACAGGCCCGATAGAAGGACACCCACTGTACCCGTCAGTCGTATCGCCTGTGAGGATTTGGGTATAGAAGGCACGATCAGCTTCTGGCTGGCTGATCTCATAGATGCCATCGATAGAATAGTGTTTACCAGCGATGGTCAGTAGGTCTTTATCGGCAGAGTAGATAACGTGGTTAGCCTTGAGCTTACCTGTTGCATGGATGCCGATGAGATCATCACCCTCAAGGGTATCACGGACGATAGCTCCGTATTTCTCAACAGCGTATTCACGCAGCGCAGGGAGCAACATAGGTTTACGCTTGTCTGCCCTGTTTGACTTGTATGTGTCTGATACTGTTTTGCGAAAGTTATCCTTACCAGTCAGGAAGATCATCGCTTCATCAGCGTCACACTTTTCGATGATGGATTGGATGGCATTATCAAAGTCCATCTTGGCTACTTTAAGATCAGCCCACAGAACCCAGAGGTCATCTCCGAAATCAGTAGGCTGCTCTGCGTTGGATGCGATTTGGAATATGGTGATATCACCATCTATTAGAACAACCATCAGGCTTGTCTCCTTTTGTACTCACCACACCAGTTACCGTGGTATTTCCAGATGTACTGTGGATATCGCTTGCACTCACCAGTTGTCTGTTCACCACCCAAGGCTTCAGGCAATCGGTCACGATCAAAGTGAACACACAGGCCACAGCAAGGCTCAGTGGGTTTCAGCCCAATTATCTCCGATTTTTCCTTCGGCATCTGTTGCGACACGGAAGTTGAAGTCTTCACCGGCTTTGATGGCTGCTTTGATGATGATGTCTTTAACTTGTTCGGCATAGTCTGGCTCCACTTCTACTTGAACTTCATCATGTATCCACAGAACTAAATCTGCTTTGTCTTGAAGGTTGTGTTGGGTTAAAGCGTCATCGATGTTGATGAGCCATTTCTTAGCAAGCAGCGCACCGGCTGATTGCAACAAGGTGTTGAGTGAACTGAAGGCGTGACGTACTTTTACTTGCCTACCGTCAAGACCTTTGAGGTATCCACGGGCAGACACTTTCTGAACTTGTTTGATTAGACTGTTCAGGGCTGGAAGGTTTGTCATAAACCTGTCCTTTAGCCGTTTACCATAGGCGGCGTTCTTACCGCAGATGGCTCCTAGTTTCTCTGAACCTGCCCCGTATAAAAAAGCATAAACCCAGCGTTTACTGCTTGGACGGTCAACTCCTAGTGCCTCTGCGTTGGCACTGTGTACATCACCGTCAACAACGATTTTACCGTAGGCACCGTCATCCCACTTAGCCATGAAGTGGGCTAGACAGCGTAATTCCACACCTGATAAATCGACACCACACAGGACGCGGCCTTTAGATGGTTTGAACAGTGATCGACACTCTTCGCCCCAAGCCGCACGGACTGCGGGTACGGCAGAGATATTAGGTGATCGATGTGTTGATCTACCTGTTACTGCACCGTTGGTTATGTAGCTTGGATGGATACGCCCATCTTCTTGGACACTCAGCCAAGCTTGTCGGCCTTCCGCTATCTGTCCCAGTCTTTTTTGCAAGGTCAGGTATTCGATCAGTGGTCTTGCTTCTGGGTAGTTCATTGACGATAAGGTTGTCTCATCGATCTTAGGCTGTCCTGATGGACTGAACTCTGTAGGTTTCCATCCAAAGCAATGGGTGAGCCTATCTGCGATATGGTGGCGAGAGCCAGCATTGAAGACGTTCTGTTTTACTTTAGTGAACGCTGCGCCTTCAGTGACCGCTGGTCTTGTCTTGTAATTGACGGTTCGTTTAGGAACCACAACGTCAGTGGCTGAATACCACGGAGCGAATGTGTCTTGCAGTTCTGCTTCAAGATCGGCTTTGGTAGCTATAAGCTTACCAGCCAGTGAGTTTGCAGCATCAACATCAAAGCCTATGCCTTTACGTTCTGCCGCAGCCATGATCCAAGCAACCCGATGTTCTATATCGATTGCCTCTGGGCTATAACCCTTACTCTCAATGAGCTTCCACAATTTAAGCGTGACCACACAATCTTGCTTTGCATAGGAGTGCATCTCTTCGCTCCACTCATCCCACCCGCCTGTGTAATCACCTTTGTGTTCACCAAGCCTGTGTCCCCACGCGGCGAGGGAATGGCTACCAGCAAGTCTGCCGATGCCGCTTCCCTTCGCTATCTGTGCATGATCCTTGTCAGCTAAGTCAGACCAGATAAGCCGTGAGAGGATGAGGGTATCCATGACCTGTTCATCTTTGAAGCTGAACCAAGGGCGCAGCTTACGGATGACAGGGATATCGTAACCAATGCCGTTGTGGGCAATCAGTTGATCGGCTTGTTCTAGAAACCTGACACCATCATCGACAGCATCAGGTTTCCAGTCATACGCAACTTCCGTGTCCACATCGATTGCAGTGATGCAGTGGATGAGGTCAGGACGGAGACCGTTTGTTTCAATATCAAATATCAAGCGCATAACTTTCTCCTTTTGTTGCTTACGATGTCGTAATGAATTAGGCCAATGAATACCGGACGTATTGTTGTCGGGTAACAGGGTGGTATTTCCGTGTTGAAATAATATCATGCCCCATCTGGCGTAAGTTAGAGATACGCTTTGTTAGTGACTGGATAGAATATTCAACAATTGCTTCACGGACTGTAATGCTGCCCGCTTTTTGAATGTGTGATAACACTGTTGCTTCTTGTGTCATTGTACCATTGCTCCTTCGCCATCCGGCATATTCAAGGCTTTTAACACGGGATTGTGCGACCTTGTAGGCATCTACCAATGAGGGGTCATATACAGCCCTCACTGCTAGGGTTTCAGCGGCTTCGCTCAACTGATCAATACTCAGCGTCAACAAAATCTTTTACCGCCTCTGGATCGATAGATTGTAATCGACCAGTATCTTTTGAATAATGAAGCGTTTCACATAGGCCGGTGTCACCGGAGAACCTGTTCTTCAGAACGCGAACAGACATCATGTTGGCTTCCTCTTCTGATTGTTGGTTACGCTCAAAGCCAATAACTTGATCTGCTAGTTGACCAAGCGAGGCACTGCCGCGTAACTGTGCTAGTGATGTGTTACCGCCTTCCTCGTGCGCCTTACCTTCTGGACGTTTAAGGTGAGAGATAACGAACAGAGCCACGCCTGTGGCCTCTACCACTGAGCGTAACTGCGTCATCATCTTGTCGATGATCAAACGCTGGTCACCTTCTAGTGCGCTTACTGCGATAGATATGTGGTCTAGGATCAGGTGAGTACAGCCACAACCTTGGGCTAGGTACTGAACTTTGCTGATCAAGTTGTCAGCTTCAGTTGAACCCCAATGGTCATACAAGAACAAACGACCTGTGCCACAAGTTGCGTCAAAAGCATCTTTCATCTGTTCAGGGGTTACACCTTCACGGCTGATATGGATTGGCTTGTTAACGTGCAGCCCCATCATGCCAAGAGCTGTGCGTTTGATGTTCTCTTCCAGCATAATCATACCGACTGTCTCGCCTTGTCTTAACAAGTCGTAGGCAATCTCACGGATGACACTGGACTTCCCAACGCCCGTACCCGCTGTAAAAACAACGAGTTCACCCCGCCGGATTCCGTGGAGCTTTTCGTTAAGACCATTCCACGGATATGGGATAGAAGCTGTATCGTCTTCAGCCATCACATCATCGAACATGGTAGACGCATCGATGATACCGTCAGGACGGAACGACTTGGCTTGCCACACAGCGTCAACCAGTTCTTTACTACGCCCAGCCTTGAGCATCTCACTGGCATCCTTTAGAGGTAATGAGGCGATGAAGGCTTTGTTGGGCGGTAGTATCTCGCAGATTGCTTGTGAGGCCGCAGCCCCTGCGCTGTCCTGATCCATGAGGATGATCACTTTGTCAAAGCTTGTGACGTACTCATAGTTCTCACGGATGGCTTTAGCTGCACCTTGACTGCCGGTTGGTATCGAACAGACAGGCCAGCGTAAACCCATAGCTTGCGCGGTTGATAGAGCATCGATCTCACCTTCTACTATGGTGAGCATTTTACCGCCTTCTTTCCACAGGTGCATCCCGTATAAACCAGCGTTCTTGGTGTCACCAATGAACCTGAAATCTTTGTTAGGGAACCTGATCTTTTGGGCGATGACCTTGCCATTCTTTTTGTAGTTGGCGATCTGGACTGTCTGCCCATTGTATTCTGAAATTGTGTAGCCGAATTTCTGACAGGTTTCTTCTGTCAGTCGGCGGCGCGGCAAAGCAGACGGTGAACCTAAAGCAGCTAACGTGACTGATTTCGTTTCGCTGCCCAAGGAGATTAGAGGTTCACCATCCACTTGCACGGTTACCCCACAAGAGAAGCAATGCTGATGTCCATCATCGTACAATGCGTTAGCATCGGAAGAACCGCATGAACCGCATGGGGTATGCTTAATGAACTCTGAACTTTGGTCATCCATAGCGTTGCTCCTTCTGATGATTTTGGGGTACTTAGGTGCGACCTAATCGTAGAACCACTTGGCTACATCAAAGGCTGGGCATTGTTTTTTGATCTCAGGGAAATCACAATGACCCATAACTTTGGCTTCGGGGTACTTGAGTAAAAGGTCTTTTATATGTGTGCGTAGTTTATCCATCTGGACATCTGTGTAATTGAACTCCCACTCTTTTTCTGTGGATTGTCCACCCACGATGCAGGTGTGGTATGAGACATCGTTGTAACCATAGACCCCTGCGCCGATGAGGTGTGCCTCTCGACCTTTTTCAAGGGTGCCATCACGCCGGATCACACTGTGGTAACCGCCACGGATAAATCCTCTTTTCCTGTGCCAGAGATCGATCTCTTTGAAACCGATATCCATATCGGGGTATGAGTAAGCTCCGTGAACAACGATATAGTCTGTTGCGGGGCGAGGTCTTGTCATTCATTTAACCAATCTTCGGGGATCAAACCTTTCGCCCATTTGAAATTATTCTTGTCAGCCCAATCGCAATATCGGGTCTTACTGCCTTTAACGATCTTTTGTGTTGGTTGCTGAAATACAAAACGTAAGTCGATGTGAGGGAATTGATCTTGGATTAAAATATGTTTGGTGCGGTCTGAGAGAGTTAACCGCCCTTTGGATTCAATCACCATTCTTGTGCCATCCTTTTTAGTCAGGATGAAATCAGGTGTATATCGGGCTTTTCTCTCAGGAACCCTATAGGCTATGCGGTGATCAGGGTCTTCATACTGGACGGGTACGCCCGCAGAACGTAATTGCTCTGCGATGCGTTCCTCAAGTCCACTTCGGAAACCGTATTTCCAGCCTATATTTGGACTAGAAATCGCCATTACTGTCATCACCGTCATCATCTAGCTCTGTCTCATCGACAAAACCTTCAGTGCCTTCAGGTACATAACCATCTTCTTTATCGAAACCAAAGTCTGCACCGTCAGCGGCTTCGCCTGATACCAGTTCAATAATCTTAACCGCAACAGGTTGTAGACTGACACCTTTCTTACCGTTGGCTTCCCAAACGTAAAACTCAAAGGAAACTTTAATCTTTGAGCCACCACGGGGATCAGCGGCAGGGGCTGGTGTAAGATCGGCACCAAACATCTTTGGCCTACGATCCCAGACCTCACCCTGTTTCGTCATACGGTTCTTGATCCGTAGCTTAAACAGGACTGTGCCTTTCTGGTTACCATCTTCACCAACCTCAACTTTGAACATAGTGTTCTCCGTTTGATTAGGCGCGGTGCCTGTCTGCTCTTTGAAGAAAGCAGATAGCTTATCCATTAGAGGTTTAGCTGTTTCGATAGGGATAGAAACATCAGCTTTGTACTGACCAAGATCATGGAACTTGGTGTCTGGGCGTTTCAACGCTGGATAAACAGCGGTTCCCAAGGGGGTAGT